ACCGCGATCTAACAGATGGGCTGCTGCCGGAAGGCTCTCTTTGCCGGCCTGTTTTTCCTTGCATAATTCTGTTGACACACCCTATAAGATGTGGTAAAATGACAAAGTCGCTGATAAGTACGACATGGTGGCTATGGTGAAGCGGTTAACACACCGGATTGTGGCTCCGGCACGCGTGAGTTCGATCCTCACTAGCCACCCCACTTTTTTTGTGCTTATTGGGGCATAGCCAAGTCGGTAAGGCACGGGACTTTGACTCCCGCATGCGTTGGTTCGAGTCCAGCTGCCCCAGCCATTTGATTCACTAGCTCAGTTGGTAGAGCACCTGACTTTTAATCAGGGTGTCCCGGGTTCGAATCCCGGGTGGATCACCATTTTGTTCAAATAAGAACTCTTTATCTTGACAGGATTCTGTAGGATGGGGAGTTCTTTTTTGTAGTTATATTGGATCTCAATAAAATCTCCATAGATGATGACACTGCGGACGAGGGATGAGAGCAAAATACTCTTGTACTTGTCCGCTTTTTTTATTTGCTGGGAAATGGACCAGAAAAAGAATTCAATATGTTTTTCTGTCAATCGTGGCACCTGGTTCATCAATTCTTCCTTCCTGATATCGTCGTTTAAGGTTTGGAGCTGTTTTTCGTAGTCCTGAATATGATTTGTCACGGTCTGGCTAATAAGGCCTTTCTCGACAGCTTTTATGCAGTTTTGGAGTTTCCTTGAAATTTCTGTTCTTTGGTTCTGCAGCGACTGAAGGACCAGGGACGGTCCTTGCTCTTTTTGAGCGCTGATAGCTTGCTTTGCAATGGCACTGATAGCCTCTTGATTACTGAGGAGCTGAGTGGTCGTATTACAGATAATGTCTTCTAGCTTATCTGCACGGATCGCCTTTGTAGTGCATCCTTTTTTCTTCAGATGGTTTCCGCAATCGTAATAATGATAGACGCGCTGCATCTTCGAGGTCCCTGCCGTGCCAACCATGCTTCCGCCGCATTGGCCACAAAATAACCGCCCAGTCAATAGATAGTTTTCGCCGCGAGATTTAGCGATGCATTTCTTTTTCGCTTTCGTGATTTCCTGGACTTTTTGCCAGTCTTCAGGATTGACAATGGCTGGGATTGCATTCGGCTTTTTGATGTCATTCCAAACAAAGGCGCCAATGTATCGCTCGTTCTTTAGAATGGTGTTGAGGCTTGTGCGGCCAAAGGGTCTGCCAAAGGCAGTGCGGCATCCGGCGGCGTTGAGCTCGCGAATGATTGATGATGGCTGCCGACCTTCCAGGGCCATTTGGTATATCCATCGCACAGTTTTGGCTGCAGGTTCGTCGATGATAAGATGGTGCGCCGCATCGAGTTTGTATCCTAGCGGCACGGTTCCACCTGGCCATTTGCATTCCAGGGCATTCTCCGTCATGCCTCTCATGACGTTTTCAGCGAGTTCCGCAGAGTAGTATTCCGCCATTCCTTCAATGACGGATTCTAGTAGGATGCCTGATGGATCATTGGCGATGTTTTCCATGGCACTGACAACTTTGACGCCGTATTTCTTTAACTTGTGTTTGTACTTAGCGCTGTCGTAGCGATTACGGGCAAAACGGTTAAGCTTATAAACGAGGACTGTATCAAAGGCTTGCGTAGCGGCCGCTTGAATCATCATTTGAAATTCGGGGCGTTGGTCACTGCGACCAGAAAGAGCCCTGTCGGCGTAAACATGTAGGATGGTCATACCGTTTCTTTTTGCAAAATCTTCACAAACGCGCAGCTGACCTTCGATGGATTCTTCGCGCTGGCGGTCTGACGAGTACCGAGCATAAATGACAGCCTTTGTTGTGGTTTCAACAGTTGTATTTTTTTGCATAAGAATAGCCTCCTTCTATGCGAAAGGGGGCCGAAATGTTATAATATAATACATAGTCGACCTCCAGAGTGGGTAGATTATACTGCAGTACGGTACTGGTAATACCTGCTGCGCGTCCCTCATCGTGTTCCCGCACGGTGGGGGATTCTTTTATTCTGTTTCTTCGAGCCGGTAGAAATGCCTAGATCCTTCAGGTAGAGCCGGCGCAATTCCGTTATCGATGATGAGGGCGATGAGGTCCTTCTTCAACCCTTTCGAGGGCAGCCCTGCATCTTCAACAATCTTCTTCAGTTCCGGTTTACGCAGTTTGGACAGTTGGTTCTCGTAGGAAACGTCCTTCAGCTTTGCGTACTTGCCTGGGTCCACGAAGTCACGAATAAAATCAGCCTCCGTGTATCCTTCTGGCATTTCTGCATAAAGGTCGTCAAAGCTCATACCTTCGCACGTCAGCCTTGCCCGGCGCAGGACGCTTTTTACAAACAAATCTTGGGAAGGGCCGAAGAGAGACTTGATGATAGGGTTCGCACCTCTTTGAATGGCATCTCGCATGATTTGTGCGCAAGCCCTAGCGTCAGAACAGGAGTCGTGATGATCCAACTTGATGCCCAGGTGCCGGCATATTGTATCCAGTTTGTGGTTCGGCAAATCCCGATAGACATAGCGTGCGCTCTGCAGGGAATCTGCAAAGAGTAATGGCTTATCCAGGGAAATCCCCTCTACCTCTGATACGTGGAGCAGGCATCCCATATCGAATTGGGCATTATGGGCAACGAGGACGTACCCTTTTATAAAGTCGTGAAGCATCGATTCGTAGTATTCCTTAAAGGTCGGTGCGTTCCGGACCTTTTCCCAAGTAATTCCATGAATCCTAGTGTTGGTGAACCGAGTTTCTGGTGGCTTAATCAAAGATGTAATGACATCCACAATGCTGCTCCCTTGAACCTTGACTGCAGAAATGCTGCAGATGGAATAAGGTTGTTCGTTTGCGGTCTCAACATCGAAGGCAACGAAGCCGTCAACGGGAAGATTATAACGATTCGTCACGGGAAGCGACATGCGTGCAAACCCGTTGGAGGCAGGAAGCATAAACTTCTGCACTACACTTTTTGGCATAGGGGCTTCTTTTTCCAGTGCAGCCTTTTTCTTGTGCCGGTAGTAGAAAAATGCAATGATGAGAACCAAGAAAATAAATCCGCCCATAGTAATCCCTACTTCCTTTTGAGTTGAATGAATTGCCGCGGGACGCCACGGCACTCAGCAAGTTTATAAATGGAACAATCATCATGCTCCGATAAATAGTCGTCATTGAGAAGCAGCTCAACGGCAAATTCGTTGGCTGAATGCTCAACCCTGTCCGCATTGATGCTCATGGTGTATGTCTTCAGCCACTGAGTGTTGTCGTCAGGAGTGCACAAGGCATGTCCTAGCTCATGCGCGCAAACAAAATCGATCATATCCGGAGGCGTCCTTTTGTCGTCGATGATGATGAACTTCGACCTCTTATATTTGAGATAATTGCCATACTTCCCGCCCAAGTCTCCGTAGATGACACGAATGCCTTTGCATGCGGCCAATTGAAACGGGCTATCAGTCTTGTATCGGCGGATGAGCTGGCGCACTTTCCGCTGTATATCCATGAACGTCAATCCTTCCGGTACTTTTTCGGAGTGTACTTTTTCTTCGCAATCTTCTTAGCCTGGATCATCGCAGCTTTGATGGTTGCTTTGAATGCCTCGATGTCTTCTAAATCAGAACCATCTTCATAGGCAGCTGCAGCGACGGAGTTCATCATGTCTTCCAGGTCAGATTCAATTTCACGCTCTTCCTTTGCAGACAAAGTATCGTCAAAGCCCATTAGCCACGCTGGACTTACATTTAACGCTCTTGCGATTAGCGCAATCTTATCCTGCTTTGGCTCATACTTGCCAGTTAGATATTCGGACAAAGATGAATTGCTGATTCCGGTAATTCGTGCCAATTCTGCTTTGGTCATGTTTTTGTCTTCGAGGGACTTTTTTATTCGATTAATCAATGTACTATTCATAATGCCTTCCTCTTCACTAAACAACCAAACTAATATCGTTGCTCTTATAATATACGATTTTCCGAAGAAAATCAACAGAAATGGCATATAGTTTTTCGGAAAACCGTTGACAGTTGTTCCCCTGCGTGGTATGATTCAGTCAACGGATTTCGACTAACCGAAATACGTTTAAAGGAGGTGAAGAAGTATGAAGACGGTAGCAAAGGTGTCCTTCAACTATGCATATTTAAGAGGATTCATCCGCGAACATTTTAAAACGCTGGCTAAATATGCTGATTTTCTGGGCATTTCTGCAACAACGCTTTACGAACGGTTGAGCGGTAAAAGCCCCTTCACGCAAGAGGAAATTTACAAAACAGCAAACTATTCTTTAAGTAAACCGTTGTCTGCGGACGAAGTGACTCTTCTTTTTTTTACCTGTGAATTTCGGAAAACCGAAATATCGTAATTCTTAAAGGGGGTTATTTTATGGACCAGCTCATTGACTACATAGCGACGTATGTAGTTGAGCACCAAGCGGAATTTGAGGCATGGCTATCCCAGGAGAAAGGAGATGAATGATATGAGGAGACTTCGTAGGAAACGCGCTGCTGCCATCCTGGTCTTGCTGTTTTTGGCATTAGGGGCATGCGGAGCGCTAGGACAGTCGGAACCGGAATATGACACGTATCAGAGGCTTGTGAGACAGGGGGACACTCTGTGGGACATCTGCGAACGGGTCAACGGCAATCGAGAGGACGTCAGAGACATCATCTACAGAACCCAGTCAGAGAACAACATTGAGAAGGCAGGAGAAATCCGTCCTGGGCAGATTCTGACAATCCGGGTCAAGCGAAATGACTAGGGATGAATGGCAGCGGGCAGTGCTAACTGCCAAAATGGTCGCCCTGGACAACCTAAAGCGGTTAGAAAAGGACCCGAAGGATGGCGTTGCCCTGGAATATTTCCATGGAGCCGAATATAAACGATGGTTTCAGACGCCACCAGAAGTTAGTCTTGATGGAGTAATCAAATATCATCGACAGCCCATCGCCGTTGCAAAATCGCTAGAAATTGTGCCAGCTATGCCTTTTATTCCTGCTGATTTGGAATTAGATCCAAAACACATTTGCGTACGTTGCGGGGTCCCTATTCCTAGCTATAAGAAACGATACTGTATAAGGTGCAGCGCACTCGTACGTAAAGAAAGGGAGAGAAGAAATAGTCAAAAAGCGGCTGCCAAAAAGAAAGAGCTGAGGCGACTAAAGCGGCTTAAAAAAACTAAAGAATCCCTTGTAGCGTCTCTTGATACTTTACGCGAAATTACCGAAAGACTGACAAGAATGATTAGTAAGTTACAAAAAGAATGAGGCCCTCGTGTTGGAGCACAAGGACCTCAAAGGCGAAACATTTGGACAGGTTTCGCCTCCATTATAGCATAGGAGGACTAACCATGAAACTTATATCTTTGACTCTTCAGAACTTCAAAGGCATCAAAGGATTTATCCTTGATGCGGATGGACAGAACAGCAATGTATTCGGGAACAACGGAACGGGGAAGAGCACGCTCTTTGATGCTTTTACATGGCTTCTTTTCGGTAAAAATTCTCGAGACGAAAAGGATTTTGGCATCAAGACTCTTGATGCCAACGGAAACGTTATCCCTCGGATTGAACATCGTGTTTCCGCTGTCATTGAACATAACGGACAAAAGCTCCAGCTTACTAGGACATACAAAGAACGCTGGCGCAAACAGCGTGGCGCCGCCGAGGCTGTCATGGTCGGGAATACGACTGAATACGCCTACGGCCCAGTCGGAGCTGCAACTCCTATCAACGCCAGTGAATATGCCAGGGTAATCAATAATCTCATCGATGAAAAGATTTTTAAGCTCATCACGGACCCGCTTCATTTTAATGAGCGGCTCAGCTGGCAGGAGCGGCGCCAGCTTTTGATGCAAATCTGTGGTGACATCACGGACGAGGATATTGTCAAAAGCAATGCTGAACTGGAAGAAGTACTTCAGCTGGCGGCCGGTCGCTCCATTGACGAAACGAAAAAAGGCGTCCGTGCTGCCATTAGGGAAACCGCCAAAAAGAAAGACGAAATCGGACCCCGCGTCGATGAATGCCGGAACGGGCTTGTCGATATTAGCCGCGAAAGCGTCAGCGATGCAAGGATTGATGCCAAGAGGGTTTCGGCCCAAATCGAAGCACTACGGAAGAAAAAGCTCGAAGAATCGGCCATGGACCAAAGCGTGAAAGACCGGGAACGACTGGCAGACGTGAACGCTAAAATCTCCGAGCTGAAGACAGCAAGAAATAACGTATATCAGAAGGCGATTTCCGAACTTATGGAAAAGGAAATCGAAGCAAGTCGCGCAGTCTCTAAAGCCCAGGCGTCGCTGGATGCTCTCATGTCAAAGCGGGATACGATGAGCGCAGATGCTGACCGGCTCACACAGTCCATCAGCGACCTGAGAAATGACTTCAGGAAAGCCTTTGACAAAACTTTCGTTTCTCCGTCTATTGAAACGGTTTGCCCGACATGTGGCCAAACGCTGCCGGAGGACCGTATCGAACAAGCGAAGAACGCCATGGCTGAGAAAGAGGCTGCCTTCAATTCCGAAAAGGCAGAAAAGCTGAAGGAAATCAATTCTCAGGGGAAAGCAAAAAAGCAAAAGCTCGAAGAACTGACAGCTTCCTTGAACGAACTACAGGCAGAGATTGAAGCATCCGCTCAGCGATTAGGGCAACTCAAAGATACGCTCACGGCCATTCGAGAGGACAAGGAAACGCGAAAAACGCCGGCACCGAACGAAGAAGAAACCAGACTTATCCAGGAGGCCATGAGCCTCAAGGCTCATATTGAGCATCCGAACGAGACTGCCGCCGATTTGGAAATTGATGGACAGATTGAAGGACTCCAGGAAAAGCTCGGGGAGGCGCAAATGATTATTGCAAAAGCAGATAACAATAATGCGCTCAACGCTCGCATCGGAGAATTGCTGAAGAACGAAGATGAATTGTCCAAACGCCTCATTGACCTTGAACGCCAGCTCTACATCTGCGAAAAATTTATCCGCACGAAGACCGACCTCGTCTCCGAAAGACTGGCGGAGAAAATCCCGAACGTACAGTTCGTTCTGTTCCGTCCAAATATAACGAATGAAGGCATCGAGGAGTGCTGCGAGACTTCTTATCACGGAGTTCCCTACAAGGACCTTAATACCGGGGCCCGCATCAACGTCGGGCTTGAAATCATCAAGGCCCTCATCAGCAAATACGAGGTCACGGCACCAATCTTCGTTGATAATGCAGAAAGTGTGACCAAACTCAATTCGATTCCGGCGCAGCTGATTAGGCTTGTCGTTTCGGATGAAGATAAAACGTTAAGAGTAGAAAGGGAGAAGGACAATGACTAAAACAAATCGCCTCAGCACAGCCGTTTCGGAAAACTTTGTGGCAAAAATTCTCAGAGAAGCAGACTTCTCCGTGACTCCGGAACAGCGAGAACTCATCCAGGGCTACTTCGTGGCCATGGACCACTACCTTACAGAGAACAACATCTCCTGGAATGATATTATTGTGGACTACAAGCTCGCCCAGGATTTGATGGTCCGTGCTCAGATGGGATTTGATATGCGTTCCGAAGCAATGCTTTACCCCGTTGCCCGTAAAGATAACAAGGTCGGCGGGAAGCTCCGATTCACCATTCAGAAAGGGTACAAGGGCTATGTGTTCGAGGCTAAGAAGTATGCTGCTGGAACCGTGATTGATATTGATGCTCATTTGGTCTACGAAAACGACGAATTTTGCCCACACTTTAAGGACCAAAATCATCCCTATGATACGTTTGAATTCAATCCGCCGAAAAATGTGTTCGTCGACCGCGGTAAGATTGTCGGCGGCTTTGCCTACATCACTTATGAAAATCATCTGCAAAACAAACTGGTTGTCATGTCCAAGCAAGAGATCGATAAGCATAAAGCCAAAGCAATGGCGCAAAAAATCTGGAATGAGTGGTACGAACAAATGGCCTTGAAGACCCTCTACATTGCAGCTGCGAAGGCGGTGCCTAAAGACCCGTCCAAGATTGATAGCACGTATCGGGCATCTCAGCTCCTTGACCAGGAACAGGCGGACGCAGAAGCCCAGGAAAATATCCTCATTAACCAGGAGACGGGAGAGGTCATTGACCTCAATGCGCCAAAGGCTGCCATCCCTCAATCCACAAATGTGGATATGCCTGTGCGTATCGAAGCACCGGTGCAGGCCGAAAAGGTCCCTGCTGGCAACCGCGAAAGCGCTGCAGCTACTGAAGAAATGATGAACATGGAGTTTTAGCCATGGAAATCAGGACACTGGCGACAGGCAGCTCCGGTAACTGCTATGTCCTTACTGCTGACTCTGGCTCTCGACTGATGGTTGAGTGCGGCATTCCATGGCAGCGGATTGCTGAAGGAATGAATTTTAACTTTTCTAAGGTATGCGGATGCCTTGTCTCTCACGAACATAAAGACCACAGCCTTTCCGTTGATGCGCTTATTCAGCATGGAATTAAGGTCTACGCAAGTGAGGGAACCTTTCTATCACTTAATGCGCGGGCACGAAACTGGCCCGAGTACGTTTTAATAGAGAGGGTCTGGAGGAAAATCGGTGACTTCCATGTGCTGCCTCTGACGGCAGTCCACGATGCTGCGGAGCCAAAGATGTTTGTCATCAGAGATGGCGTCGATGCGTTGCTCTTTGCCACCGATACTCAATACATCCCTTACCAGATTAAAGGGCTTACGAAAATCATGGTGGAAGCCAATTACAGCATGGACGTTCTTAATGAAAACTATATCGAAAATGGGGATGTCGGCCCTAGAAGGCGGAGAATTATCAACACGCATCTCGGGATTGATTCCCTAGTGGTGTGGCTCTGGCAAGGGCTTCATGCCGGAGCTTTCGACAACCTGAAGGAAATCCATCTAATCCATATGAGCAAAGAAAATGCCGACCCGCATGCCTTCCAGACGCGCATCCAAAAGTTAACGGGGAAACCCGTCTTCATTGAATAGGAGGACTAACTATGAATCCGTCAATTGCATACAGCCAAAGAACAAATAACTATCACGTTATTAACCAGGTGCAAGTATCATCGAAGAAAATTAAAATCGCTTATGACATCGTGAAAGATGGACGAGTTGAATCCTATACCCTTGTTTCTGCAGAAAAAGCACGGCCGGAATTCTACGAGGCCATGCACGGGCTCTGCAGTCATGTCGCAAGCCTGCTCGAAATTGACTATAACGGAGTCGAAGAACGCGTCCATCCTAAGAACGTCAAATTTGGCTACGATGGACAAGGTAAGATGAGCGCTGTCATCGATGCTGATTTTACCCTGCCACTGGGAAAAACGTCCGTTGGCATCAGAACCCCTCAGAAGCAGGAGCCGATTGATTCAGAAGTTGACATCGACGAAAAGTATTTCTTCTTTCCTAGCACCGTCGATCAGCTGAGACTTGTCCAGGACGAGGCAGAGAAATTTATCCTGGGAGAACGGGCCCAGGGACAACTCTTCAGCAATGATAAGAAGTAAGCAAACAGGGCGGCCCTGCCGGAGGAAACTCCGGTCGGGCTTCCTACTTGAAGGAGGATGAAGGCGCATGGGAAAGGGAAGAATAGATATTAAGTATATCGACGAAATCAACGCCTTCCACAGTTGGCTCCAGGTGAATGATCTTCCTGCGTCTGCAATCCTTCTGTGGTATTCGCTTATGCATTTCTGCAACAGAACCGGATGGAAGAGAAAGTTCAACCTGGCACTGGCTGCATTAGAGGCAGATACCCACCTCGGGGCAACAACAATTCAACGGGCTCGTGAAAGACTTGAAGCAGCAGGATTGATTAAAGTTATTCATCGTTCTGGAAGACAGTCAGCTTTATATCAGCTGACACCTATCTCGAAAATTTTAGCTGGTCGATTTGAACAACAAAATGAAGTTGCTGTTCAAAATGAACAACTAAATGGGCAACTAAGTGAACAACAAAATGAAGTTGCTGTTCAAAATGAACAACTAAATGGGCAACTAAGTGAACAACAAAATGAAGTTGCTGTTCAAAATGAACAACTAAATGGGCAACTAAGTGAACACATACCTAGACATAGACATAGACATATATATAAGACTAAAGACGCTGGCGAACCCGACGAAACAAAAATTGCAATTGAAAGCTATCAAAATAAAATCCATCCACTGCAAAGTGGGATTGAGGCGGATATGTTGCAGTCACTAGTTGATGAGTATGGGCCGGGAATGTGCATCAAGGCCATTGACCGGGCTGTCCTACGAAAAAAGAGAACTATCAAGTACATTGCAGGAATACTGAGAAGATGGCAGCAGGATGGGTATGACGAAGCGGACGGCAGTTCACCACGTCAAGACCAAGACATTCCGGAAGAAATCAAGAACATTCCGTTCTGAAGGAGGCAATGATGGAAGACTATATCAAGCAAATGATGGAACGTGTTAAGAAGACAATGAAAAATCGGACGGCAGTACATGAAAAGGCACCTGAGATTCCGGCAGATGGCATCGTGTGCAAGCGCTGCGATGCCACAGGATGGGTCCTTGTAAGAGACGGGGACCATGAGGCAATGGGGCATTGCCCAGATTGCTGGGAGCGCCGGCAAGTTGTTCGCCGGCTTGCGAAGTCCGGCGTTAGTCCGAAAGATTATGAGCGATACACACTGGATGCCTTCGATGGCACCAGAAGCGATACAGCAAAACGGATGAAGGCCATGGCAACCTCATATCTGAAGGAGCATGTTAAAGGAGGCCCTGGCTTTGGGGTTTTTGGTAAAAGCGGGATGGGTAAAACCCATATCTGCATTGCGGTCTGCCATGGGCTCACCGTGGATAAGCACGAGCCGCACTATTATTTTTCTTACCGCTCCGAGATGCCGAACTTAGTCAAGGCGGCTAGAAGCTATGTGGAAGATTACGACCGGGCCATGGAAAAATGGAAGACGTGTCAGAACCTTTTCATCGATGATCTCTTCAAGTTGGCAGGAAAGGTTCAAAACGGACATCTCGTTGATGTCGATAGGGAAGAACTGAGGATTATCTTCGACATCATCAATGCTCGCTACCTCAATCATCTGACGACAATCTTTTCGAGCGAGTACAGCGTGAATGACATCACGGTTGTGGATGAAGCTCTTGGGAGTCGAATCTTCGAAATGGTCAGCCCTTATGGGCTCTTGATTTCGGGGAAGAACCAGCGATTGGCGGTGCGGAATGAATAGTGACATCATGAAGAACCAGGAAGGCTATGCGGACCCTACGCCAGGGAACGCACTCAAAAAGATTTGCAAAGAAGAAGTCGATAAGCAGAACGCTGCCGATGCTGCGCGCATGGAAAAAGCACTGAAGAGAGCAAAATGTATCCTGGGCGACGCCGGATTTGACGTGATTGAAAGGATTGTTCTGAAGAACAAAAGAACGGGGAAGATTTACCGATAGGAGGGGCATGGATATGGAGAAAAGAAGACGTTTGAGGAGAAAACAGGTTGTGAAGGCGTTCCGACTTTTTGGGCGCCGCACTGATATCAAAATAGTGATGATTGAAAGAATCATTAGGGATTACATTGCAAACCTTGCGAAGCAATTCAAGACTGTTTACGAACAAAGAGAGAAGGCTCCGAAATGACCAATGATGTAGAGCTGAAGGCCGATGAAAGAAGATTCGGAGGTCTTCGACCGGAGTGTTACAGCTGCACTCATGCTAGGTGCAAGATTGAGGAAGTCTACAGAGGAGTAGTATGGCATTCATTTTCATATTGTGACATTGAATACGGGGAATGCCCGTTTCAAAAGGAGGACGAAACATGAATAATGTTAATCTGATGGGGAGGCTGACCAGGGACCCAGAAGCTAGGACGACGCAGAGCGGACAGTCAGTCGCTAGTTTTACCCTTGCCGTTGACCGGAGTACAAAAGGCCCAAAAGGGGAAAAAGAAACGGACTTTATCAACTGCGTTGCCTTTGGAAAGACGGCCGAAGTCGTCTGCACCTATGTGTCAAAGGGACAGAGGCTTATTGTTCAGGGCCGGATTCAAACGGGCAGCTACACCGACAAAAATGGCAATAAACGCTACACGACAAACATTTCTGTCAGCACTGTTGAATTTGTCGAGAAGAAGGAACGTCATGATCAGTCTCCTATGGATTCCTTTGGAGACGGGCGGGCGAAATCATCCTGGGAAGCTCAACCGATGCAGTTCGATGAAGAAGTTCCGTTTTAAGGAGGCAATCCAATGAGAGAAGTTGCAATCGCGCTAGTCTCTTCCATCATCGGTGGCTGCAGTGCCTGCGTCATCCTCTGCCTTGTTTTTATGAGCGGGAGATGGAGGGACTGATGGGCGGCCGAAGAAACAAACGGAAGAAATCAAGGATGCTGACGTTGTCATGGGAGGAGGAACTGAAGGAAAAGCTAGGGTTATCCCGTTTCGAGGGGCGCTGCGCATACTGTGGGGCGCCTCTCCGTCCGGGCCAATGGCACTGGATGTATGACGAATTCGGGCAGCGGGTCCGCAAGTGCAACGATGAGCGAGCCTGCCAGGAGAATCGCCGCCCGGAATGTGAAGATTCTTTCAGAAAGGCGATGAGGATGTGAGAAGAATTTTATATGAAAACGGATACGAATTTCTTTTGCTGTCTGCCGTAGGGCTTGGAATCGAATGGTATGTGTACGATACGGGGCAGCTCAAAGAACATATGACGTTCCTGGAATGGCTGCTGATTCAGAAATAAGGGGAGGTTGGTATGGAATTCATTGTAGAAGGGGACCCGCAAGGAAAAGCAAGGCCGCGGTTCAGCCAGAAAAGCGGGACAGTTTATACACCGACAAAGACGGTCAAGTATGAACGGCAAATCAGGGACGCTTACATTGAGGCAGGCGGACAACAAATTCCTGAAGACTGCTACGTTGCGATTCATGTGACAGCCTATTTCAAGATTCCGAAGTCTTACACAAAGGGAAAGAGGGTCTTCTGCCAGAATAACATTCTTAGGCCGGCAAAGAAACCGGATGTGGACAATGTGCTGAAGGCAGTCATGGACGCTCTCAACCGGACGGCTTATGCTGACGACAAGCAGGTTATTGCGGTCTCGTGTAGGAAGTACTATGCAGCCCAGGGCGACGGATTCTTGAAAGTGACGGTCCAGGAGGAAAAGGAGTGACATACATGGCAGCATTCATGCTGCCATGTATTAATTGATGACGGGAGGATGGTTAGATGCACCACAACGATTATATTAATGCCGTGCGCGAGTACCTGTTCCGATACAGGGAGTTCAGTCAGTATATTAAGAATCTGAAGAAAGATATTGCAGACTGCGACGCGATGCTGGAACAGGAAGCTGCGCCGGCTACGCCTTCCTTCTCTCCAACTGGCGGATGTGGTGGCGGTGAATCCATGAGTCAGGAGGAACGCATCTACATGCGAAACGAAGAACTCCAGCGCAAGCGAGAACGATACGCTGCGGAACTGCAGCGCCTTGAACCGATAATGAATCGGATTGATCAGTCGCTGGATGCCATCGCAGATATAGCTCATGAAGACAAGACCATTCTCGTGGACAGATATATTGACAAGGTCTCATGGGAAGGAACAGCAAGGGATGCAAATTGCAGCATCGGCTTTTGCCGAAAGCGGGCAGGCATCGCACTAGAGAAGCTGACGCTAATGATGTTCGGACCGGACGCCATCCCTTTGCAGCCTTCAAGCATCGTATTCTTCAAAGAAGAACCGGGTTCGTGACAGAATTTAGCAGATTTGTGAACGAATTTAGCAGAAACGTGACAGAAAAGTGCAGATTCGTGAATGATTTATGTACGGAAAAAGCAGGAAACCTGTGCTATACTGGTATCATCAAAAAATGAACAGACAAGAGCTGTGCCTTCTGGCACGGCTTTTTTATTTGTGCTATTGATTGGAGTGACGCCCTATGCTAAAGTCTTGCCCCTACTGTGGCCGGATGCATCCCGTGTGGTATGAGTGTCCAAAGAAGCCGAAGCGTAAGTGGTATCCGAAGCGACGCGGGCAGATTGAACGCTTTAGATCAACAGCAACATGGCAGAAGAAAAGAGAGGAAGTATTGACTCGCGACCATTATCTCTGCCGTGTCTGTCTCGATGCAGATCATCGCATCAACAACAGAGGATTATCTGTCCACCACATAACACCGCTTGGCAAAGACTTCGAGCGACGGCTTGATATAGATAATCTTATAACACTGTGCAGTAAACATCATGATGAGGCAGAGCATGGGCTTATTCCTGCGAATAGGCTGCGGGAACTCGCAAAAACATCCCCCCGGCTTCCAAATCTGCAAGAGGAGGCTGACCCCTAGACCATACTGCCCTACCTCAAAACACACCGTTTTTAATCCCGCACGCTTTTTTTGGAAAGGAGGCAGGGCTTAGTGGCAACAATAAAGATTACACAAACAAAGCTGAACCGAATGGCCCGAGAACTTCTAGAAAGGGCTGATGCGTTTGGACTGACAGATGACTATCTGTTCATGACGACATTCAGACGATATACGACGCAGGTTGCGCTTGCTGAAGAACTGCAAAAGAGCCTCGAGAAGGATGGCGTGCTGGTGACCAAGGAGTACGTCAAAGGAAGGGCGAACATTTATACTCACCCTGGTATCAACTCTTACAATCGCGTGACGGATAGCGCAAACAAGACCGCTCAAGCCCTGGGCAGGATGCTAGAAGAGGCACGAGCAAAGAAAGAAGCAAGCCCACAGAACAAGGTCGATAATGATCCGCTTCTGCAGGCGCTAAAGGAGTGATGCTGCATGCCAGCAAGTGAATATATCAAGACTCATCCAGCCTACAGATATGCCAGTGCGATTGTCTCCAGGGACGTGTCTAATCTTACCCTGGTTCCGGAAGTGGCTGCAATTTATAAGCCGCCTTCTTACGTTATTAAGCAATGCGCAGACTTTCTGAAGGTAGCGGACGGAGAAGACCCGGACTTCATTATTAGCGAACACAAGTGCCGGCAGATTGATGGACTGCTAAAGCTTCTCATCATGCCAAGGGGCTTGCAGTTCGGGAAATCGTTATATGACTGCACTGTCAGCTATCAATGGCTATTCTATGTGGCGGTCCTTGCAGAGGTCTCAAGGAAGGACCCGGAAAAACGACGTTACGAGAGGGCTGTTCTTGAAATCTGCAGGAAGAATTTCAAGACTTATACCATCGGAACGCTGTTCATCATCCTATTCCTTACGGAGCCGCCCTTTTCACAGTTCTTCAGCGTCGCTCCTGACCGAGCGCTGTCCAAGGAAGTTAAAGAGGCCATACAAAATACGTTGTCTGTTTCGCCGCTCGTCTATTACGACATGAACGGCCTGAAGAGATTCAAGTTGTTACGCGATTGTATCAAGTGCACACTTACACAGACGACTTACACCCCGCTGGCTTATGCAGACAACCGTTTTGATGGTCGTCTACCTAACGTCTTTCTGGCGGATGAAGTCGGCGCGTTGCCCAACAACTCCGCTATTGAATCCATGGCGTCAGGCCAGTTGAATATCAAAAACAAGCTGGGGTGCATCATTAGCACGAAGTATCCAAAAGTGAATAACCCATTTGAAGCCGAAGTCGCATATTCGAAGCATGTCCTTGATGAGCAGGTTGAGGATAGGACAATTTTTTCTTTGCTGTATGAACCGGACCCGGACGTTGCCAAAGAATGGCTCACGAATCCATTGGCCATGGCCCAGGGAAATCCTGCCGGGATTGAAATCCAAGAAATATGGGATGACCTGAAGAAGAAACATGCTAGGGCCATCAATATCGAAAGCACGAAGACAAATTTTCTCACGAAGCACTGCAACATCATGGCATCGGGGACTTACGACGGTGAGGCCTACATCTCGCTGGACGATTTGAGACGCGGTAAGGTTAAGAAGATTGATATAAAGGGACAAACGGCATATATTGGCGTAGACCTTTCGATGACGAACGATAACACCTCCGTCAGCATCATTACTTACGATGCCAAGACGGGAGAAGTCTACTGCTTGCCGATGGTGTTCGTCCCTGCAGACCGCATCGAGGCAAAGGCCAGGGCAGAACGGGTCCCCTACGCTGAGTATGTCGAGGCCGGTTATGTCATCCCATGCGGGGACCGGACCATCGACTACGGAGCTGTGGAAGACTACGTATTTAAAATTCCGGAACGGTATGGCTGCATCATGAAAGACCTGGGCTATGACCGTTACAATTGCTTGTCTTCAGCTCAGAAATGGGAGGAAGGCGGGATTGATACGGTAGAAGTCAAACAGCACTCGTCTGTGCTCAATTCTCCGACTAAGTGGCTTGCAGAACTCATCGCGGACGGGAAATTCCATTACGAAGCAAGCAATAAAATGGTGGAAATCAACTTCGAGAACGCGAAATGCGTCTATGACACGAATATGAATCGCTACGTGAACAAGAAGAAGTCCAATGGGAAGATCGATATCGTGGCTGCAACTATCAACGCCATGTATTTGCTCGAACAAGACGTGAAGCTCAATACGCCTATGACATGGGGCGCACAGTTCTAGGAAAGGGGGTGAACTAATGGGACTCCTAGACTTTTTCAAAGGGGAAAAGCGGTCCCTTGAAAATCCGGCCGCATCTCTGAGCGACTTCCAGGACATTGTCCATGGGACAACGACGATGCAGTGCACCAGGGAACAGGCAATGACGCTTCCTGCTGTTGCTTCCTGCCTCCAATTCATTGCCGGCGCTGTGTCAGGCATGCCGGTCCGTCTTTATCGAACGAGGACGGACGGAGGGAAAGAAGATGTCGACGATTACCGCACAGCACTGCTTAATAGGGAAACGGGAGATACGCTCGACGCTTGTCAGTTCAAGCGGGCCATTGTCATGGATTATCTCCTTGATGGAGCAGGATATGCGGTCGTTAACTGGCAGAGGAACCGTGTCCGGTCTATCAACTATGTTTCCAGGGAGAATGTCTCAGTCGTTAGCAACCAAGACCCCGTCTTCAAGCAAGTAATCTACTGGATTCAAGCCAGAAGATACGACGACTATCAGATATTCCGAATCCTGCGTGACAGTGATGACGGAATGGAAGGGCACGGCATCCTGGAAGAGAATCAATCCCTCTTTTCGACGATGTTCAAAGCCTTGAAGTACGAGCATAACACCATTGGGAGCGGCGCGAAACGTGGATTCTTGAAGTCTAATCGGCATCTTGACCACAATATCCTGCGATCCTTGCGCCTTGCCTGGGAGAAGCTGTTTTCCGGGGACAATCCAGTCGTTGTCCTTAACGACGGACTAGACTTCCAGGAAATCGGCACGACAGCCATGGAGAACCAGCTATTCGACAACAAAGTGGCCAATAATAACGCAGTATATTCGCTCTTTGGGCTGCCGACGGGCCTATTTGCGGACCAACCATCCTCTGAGACATACCTGCAGGCAATCCGGACGGCTGTGTTGCCAATTGCCAGGGCAATCGAAAACGCGCTGAACAAATTCCTCCTCCTCGAATCGGAGAAAGGCAGGCTCTTCTTCGTCCTAGACAGCAGCGCAATTACTGAAGCAGACACCATGACGCGCTATCAGTGCTATGAAATCGGGTTGAAGAACTCCTGGCTGACGGTCGACGACATCCGCAAGAAGGAAAATATGCTTCCGGTTGGCATGGACTATCTCAAGCTTGGTCTTGATGCGGTCCTTTATAAGCCGGAAACCGGGGAAATCTATACGCCGAACACGGGCATCAAAGCCAATATCAACGATGCACCGGAGCCGCCGGTTGAAACACCAACGAAAGGAGGTGAAGGGAATGAAGGTCGAGATTCGCAGTGACAACACTGCAATCATCGAGGGCTATGTCAACGCGGTCGAACGGTTATCCAGGCCGCTGAAGGACTTAAATGGAGAAACCTTCAGAGAGGTCGTCAAGACGGGGACCTTTGCGAAGGCCATTGCCGCTAATCCTCATGTGGAACTATGGTTCGATCACGCAAGACCTTTGGGCGGGATGGATAACGGAATGCTCGAGCTTCAGGAAGACAATATCGGCCTATACGCTCGTGCCATTGTTAATGACCCGGAAATCGTGCAGAAAGGCCGCGATGGCATGCTGTCCGGGTGGTCCTTTGCCTTCTACATCAATCCGAATGGAGAGACTTGGAAGGAAGACACTGAACACGGGCGCGTGCGAGAACTGACCGATATTAGCCTGGGGGAAGTCTCCATTTTGGACGTAACGCCAGCCTATTATGCTACGTCAATTAATACCCGTGATGAAAATGCCGCTCTGAAGGAAATCCGAGTCGAAGACGACAAGATGGATGCCGTCAATGATATCTTTAGTGCCCTCGAGCGGCGAAAACGAGAAGTCATCATCTTATCTTTAGGCAAGAAATAAGGAGGACAGACAAATGTTTATTAAACAGCTTATTGAAAAACGAAACAGCCTGGTCGACAAACTGGATGCCATCGTCAAGAAGGCGGAGGCAGAAACCCGAGCAATGACGGAAGACGAAAACAAAGAATTTGATCATATTACTGGAGAGATTCGTTCCATTGATGCGACCATTGAAAAGCTGAGAGCTAACGAGGGTATGGGCAAGATCACTGAACCGACTCCGGCCCAGAAGACTGCCGCAGACGCTGAAGAACGTGCATTCGCGGCTTATATTAGGGGTAATCTCGAAGAACTTCGAGCTGACGGCGGCATGACGAAGACTGACAACGGAGCTATCATTCCGAAGACGGTCGCAAACAAAATCATCGAAACCCTGAAGGATATCTGCCCGATTTATGCCCTGGCAAGCAAGTTCAACGTGAAGGGCGACCTCGTTTTCCCGTCTTATGACGATACGACTGGTCCGATTGCTACTTATGCAGAAGAATTCACGGCTCTCACGTCTAAATCTGGATCCTTCAAAGGCATCACGCTGAAAGGTTATCTTGTTGGCGCTCTGACGAAAGTCTCTGTTTCCCTCATCAACAACAATGACTTCGACCTGACTGGTTATGTTGTCACTAAGATTGCTGAAGCCATGGCAGAATTCCTTGAAAAAGAACTGCTTTCCGGTACTGAAGGCAAAATGACTGGCCTTGCTGCCTGCAAACAAGGCATCACGTCCGCAGCAACGTCCGCTATCACGGCTGATGAACTGATTGACCTGCAGTCTACGGTGAAACAGCGTTTCCAGAAGGATGCAGCATGGTTCATGAGCAATGGAACATTCAAAGCTATCCGCAAACTTAAAAACGCAGACGGCGAATATCTGCTCAACAAAGATCTTGCAAACGGCTTCGGCTGGGTCCTGCTCGGCAGACCAGTTTATGTGTCTGATGCAATGCCGGAAATGGCTGCAGGCAAGGTCACCATCTTCTTCGGTGATTTCTCCGGCCTCTATGTCAAGATTGCCGAAGGCATCAGTGTCCAGGTCCTGAAGGAGCGGTACGCAGACGAGCATGTATATGGCGTCATTGCCTGGGGTGAATTCGATAGCAAGATTGTCGAAGAACAGAAAGTCGCTAAACTCACGATGCATGCATAAGGAGGTGAATCCTTATGTTAATCAAAGCGTTATGCAGTTTTTCCGGGACTGTTTCCATGGTCCCTGGGGAAAAACGAGATGTTACTGAAGAAACCGGCAGCGATTTAATTCGGGCCGGCTTCGCAGTATCGGCAGAAGAAAAAACGGAGCAAGCCGCTCCGGAAGCTCCCGGACCGGTTGAGGAGAAGCCCGCAAAGAAGCCTTCTAGAAAGAGATCCGCTGCGAAGGAGGCTTGATGACGTATGAAAGTATCGGAACTGACAGTTGAATTCCTTCAGGAGTACGTCCGGGCGGATGGCAGCGCCGCCGTGATGCTAAAGCCGATGCTTGCCGCTGCCGTAACTTACGTCAAAGCTTATACCGGTCTTACGGATGCTCAGCTAGATGACTATGAAGACATAACCCTCGCCGTTATGGCGCTGGTGGCCGATCTCTTCGATGTGCGACAGTTCACGGTCCAAAGTGCAGAGGTGAATCCGACGGTGCGCTCGATTTTGGATCAGCATTCCTACACCGGACTGGAGGGAGGCCCCGACTATGTACAGGAAGCAAGCAGCTAACCTCGCCAGCATGCTCAATCGGCAAATTGAAATATTCCGGACGGTGGAAGGACCGGAGAATGAACTCGGACAGCGTGATATTGCAGCGGAGTTGGTTGACGCAGTCTATGCGGCCATCATCCCTCAAACAGGGAGCATGCTTCAGGGACGCGTTGCCGATACGGTGCTTACGCGCGTTACCCATAAATTTGTTATTCGATATCGTACTGACCTCACGACGGATATGTATATCATGTACGGAGGCCAGCGGTTCGACATTGTTTACATCCTGGACCCTTATGCGAACCACGAACGGCTTGAAATCTTCACGGAAGGAGTGATTCAGTGATGGAAATCCATTTCGACTTGAAAGAATTCACAACGTTGAGTGACGACTTCCTGGAACTCGCCAAAGACAAGTTCCCTAGACAGACGAAGGCGTTCATGGGGCGTGCAGGGAATCGGATGCGGGCATCTGCAAGGGCTGCATATCGGGAGGAAATAAAACATTCCAAAACGGGAAATCTTGTCAAAGGGCTGTCCAGGGGACGGCCCTATATTTATGGCAGCAACGAATTCTCGGTGCGTGTTACGAACAAGGCTCCTCATGCGCATCTATATGAGCATGGTCATGTTCTCTGGCGGCACTTGCCCGGAGAAAAGCACGCGGTGAAGACCGAACGCATGGTTAAGGGTAGGCATACCATGGCCAATGCGGAAAAGGCGTTTCAGAGCGAATTTGAAAGCATGGCGGACGCTTATGTGGATAAGCTCTTGGAAGAGGGTGGATTCTTATGATCTCCCCGATTCAAGTGATTAAGAGGCTGACGAAGCTGCTGAATGCCGCTTATCCGAAGATTGAAGTCACAAACACGGATATCACCGAGGGGTTCAAGCGTCCATGCTTTTTCATTGACCTGGAAGACGTCGATACAAGTCGCGTCGGCACCTATTATCAGGATGCCCTGGAGCTGCGGCTCTATTACTTTGCGGCCGATACGTACAGCGGTTATATTGACCTGCTTCACAAGCGCGACGAGCTGATTAAGATGCTGCAGGATACGACGCGGCTAAGCGATGACGAAGACGATGAAACCTATGGCTTCGTTATCCAGGCGAACGATGATCTGCACGCTGAAATCAGCCAGCGGGACAAGGCCCTGCAGATTGCGTTCACTGTCCTGCTCGTCCAGGACGACAACAGACTGCCCGATGCGGAACTCATTACAGAGTTGGAATTTTCGCCAAACGTCAAGCCATCTACCGATTTAGGACGAACGTCCGGGGATGCGGTTGAGGATGACAAAGACGAAGTTTACAGGAAAGAAGAATTAGATAAGGAGTGAAATGAATGGGACTGCCTACTATTGAGGTTATTTTTAAGCAGCTTGCCGTATCAGCAATCAAGCGGTCTGAACGCGGCGTTGCAGCCATCATCATTCGTGATGACACCCTCGGGAGCGATGCGATTACCAAGAAGATTTACCGGTCCTCCATGGACGTAGCCTCGAAAGACTATTCTGCAGAAAACCTGCGGATCATCGAACGATGCTTCCTGGTTGCGGTGAACAAGGTGATTGTTATCAGCTTGCCGAAAGCCGGAGAATTCAAGGACGCTCTGAAGGTACTTGCCAAATGCAAGTATAATTACGTCTGCACGACCGACCCTGGCGAACAGCAGACCCTAGCCAGCTACGTTGTTGACTACAACGAAACCAAGAAAGGCAAGATGAAGCATACGGTGGCCATCGTATTTGACGCGACAACGGCCGATTCCAAGTATGTCATCAATACCAAGAACCCGACGGTTACGGAGATTCAGACCGATGCAAAAGGCGTGAAGTCCAATGTCGTCGTGCCGATGAACGAATATCTGCCTCGGCTCTGCGCATTGCTTGCTAATTTGCCGATGAATCGGTCCTGCACGTCTTACGTCCTCGAAGACCTGGTGGACGTTTCCGATATCGAAACCGATGAAACCAGCAATGACGACTGGGTTGATAAAGGTTACTTTATCCTCATTGTCGACGACGATGAAGTCAAGGTTGCAAAGGGCGTCAACAGTCTGACGACCTTCACCAGCACCGACACGGAGGACATGAGCCATATCATCATCGTGGAATCCATGAATCTTGTCATCGAAGACATCGCGACGACCTTCAAGCGGAAGTATCAGGGCAAATACAAGAACTATCTGTCTAACCAGAAGCTCTTCATTGATGCCGTGAATGCTTACTTCAAGGAACTCGAGAAAGAGGAAATCATGGACCCGGATTATACCGGAAACGACGATGCCGGGACGAAAGGCAACCAGGCTTATATCGACGTTGAAGCACAGCGGAATGCATGGCTGTCTGTCGGGAAGAGCGCGGCTGCCGATTGGACTGAAGATAAGGTCCGCAGCATGGCGTTCAAGACGACGGTCTTTTTGGCAGCAACGGTCAAAATCCTTGATGCTATTGAAGACCTTAAATTCGTTATTACCATGGAATAAGGAGGTGCTGAAGAATGAACAAAGGTGTAACCAACAAAATCATCCGCGGCACCAACGGCCGCCTGTGGATGAACGACAAATTGCTGGCCAACGTTAAGAGCTTCGAGTGCAAAGTCAAACTCGAATACGAAGACATTGATGAAAACGGGAACACCATCAAACAGCGTCGGTACATTGGGGCATCCCTTGAAGGCACGATGGTCCTGCATAAGGTCGATTCTGCCGTGCTGAAGCTCTTGAATGATGGAATCATGTCGATGGACATGCCGGATATCAATCTTGTGGCGCAAGTCTCTGACCCAAGCGTAACGGGAATGGAACGCGTCAAACTCTACAACGTGACTTTCGATGAATTCGACCTGGCGTCCTTCGAAAACGCAAAGGTTGGGGAAGAATCCATTCCTTTCCGCGCTGGAGGCTATGACCCGACCGATACCATCGACGACTTTAATTAATGAAAGGCGGGCGCAACCCGCCTTTATTTTTAATCGGAGGAAACAATGAAAGCGACATTAGATGAACTGCTCCGCAGAAAACTGCAGAGCGAGAATGACAGAAATTCTTTTTTCCCGATTGAGGCTCCGGAGATTGGCATGACCTTCATGGTCCAAAAGCTTCCGATTGACAAGGTCCTTGAAATGGTGAACAGCTTGTCAGCAGATCATCTTGAAATCAAAGACAACTACGAAGCCCTGGTACAGTTGATCTATGACAGCGTGCCATTGCTCCATGACGAAAAACTGCGGAACGGCGTAGTAGAACCATATGACGTGGTTCCGCTCGTATTCGGAGACAACATCGAGGGTATCGTTAACTTCGGGAGATCCATCTTGACGAAATTCTACATGAACTCCGAAGCGGAGGAAGAACTAAAAAACTGATGCGGCGTGACCACGATCTCATCACCGTCCGATACTTTATTGAGCGCGGTCACAGCATTAGGGAACTGGAGTCGCTGACGCCTCTGGAATGGGAGTTTTTTAAACTTCATGCGGGGATGGTGGCAGAGGCACAGCGAAAAATACTGGAAGACATGCCAGGGGAAGGAGGGTAAACATGGCTAGAGGAATTAACGTCCTTTTGACACTTGTCGATAAGTTTTCGCAGCCACTCAAAAAGGTGACTGGAGAGACCAAAAAGACGACCAGGCAAATTCGGAATGCGACCAACATGGTCAATTCTTTCGCTGGCGGAGCAAACCAAAATTTCCTTTCCCTGGCAGGATCCGTTGCAAAATTCGGAGCCGGACTTGCGGCGATTGGAACTGGGCTTGCTATTGCCGGCATCAAAAACTTTGCTGATGAATCTATCGAAAAGGCGAACGCCCAGATTGCGGCAGAGACAAAGCTCGTAACCATTTTGAACAACGTCAAGGGAATCCAGGCCCAAGGTGCGGGGGCGGCTGAAAGAGCGGCCAAATCGCTCCAAACTTACGCCTCTCAGCTCCAAACCGTCGGGGTCGTAGGTGATGAAGTAACCATTGCCGGCATGGCTCAACTAGGGACGTTCCAGATGACGGAGGAACAGATTAAAAAAGTGTCAGGCGGAATGTTAGACCTACTCGTCAATCAAAAGGGCTTAAACGCGACACAGGAAGACGCTGTGAACGTCGCAAATATGATTGGCAAGGTAATGATGGGTAACGTAGGCGCACTGCAGCGTGTTGGCATTTCGCTAGATGAGCATCAGAAGCAGATTATCAAGACCGGCACGGCGGACGAGCGTGCTGCCATGATTGCTGAGGTCCTGGCTCAGAACGTAGGCGGCGTCAATGAGGCCATGAGAAAGACCGATGCTGGGCAAGCTGCAGCCATCATGAATGACTATGGCGATATGCAGGAAGAGGTCGGGAAGAAGCTCGTCAAGATGCGGACCCGTCTCATGACCGTATTCGCAGGGATGACAACACCACTTGGGAAAGCCCTAGAACCAGTTCTTGACCAGCTCTCGAATAAGTTCGAGGAAGTCTTGCCCTCGATTCAGCAGTTTGCTACGAATCTTGCAGCACAGTTGCCGGCTATTATCTCGAGCATTGCAAGCGACATTGAATTTCTTGTGACACACTTCCAGGACTTTGTAGGCGTCGTCAAGACGCTAGGCCCGCTCATCGCAGGCATTGCAACGGGCTTTGCGGCCTTTAACATTATTACGGGGATTATCAGCAAAGTCATGATACTCCAGAAGTTGTTTACTGGCATCAAACTGGCCGGCGGCATCGTGCAGTTTGCATCAATGCTCAATCCGATTGGGCTAGTTGCGGCTGCCATTGGCGTTCTTGCCGTAGCGTTCTATACGCTTTATACCCAAAGCGAACCGTTTCGGAATGCCGTTAATCGGTTAGGGGCTCAGCTCTTTGCCCTGGCTGAAATCATGGCAAGCGTTCTCGCTCCAATCATGGAGGCTCAATGGGCTTACATTACGGCCATTGTAGGGTCCGCAGTGGATGTTATTGGCACTATCTTGGGAGATATAATCAACGTCATAGCGAGCGTCATTGAGTTTATCGTGAACGTCTTTACTGGGAACTGGTCAGACGCATGGACCAATGTCGTCGAAATCTTTTCTGGCATTTTCCAAGGGCTCAAAGATATTGCCATGGCTCCGCTCAACTTTATCCTGGGCATGGTCGATAGGATTGCATCTAAAATCAGCTCCATTAAGCTGCCTTCTTTTGGCGGTGGCGGGGATAGCCCGGACCACAATGCGCTCGGGACCCCATACTTTAGAGGCGGACCGACTTACGTCAACGAAAATGGCGGAGAACTAATCACGCTGCCATCCGGCAGTCAGATCATGCCGCATCAAGAACTGCTGCAGCTCGTTAATAATGGTGGCGGCGGCAGGAGCGTAACGGTTAATCTAACGGTCCAAGGGAACGTCATTGGAAATAGAGAGTATATGCGGCAGACGGGCGAGTATATCGCGAAAAAGGTCCGCGATGCCATTGATAATAGCTAGGAGGTGAGGGCATGAGTATCTTGATGGACATCTTGAGGCAGTATACCGGCGCAGCATATTCTGACCTCACTTCTGTCCTGCGCTCTAGAATTAATATCGTACTGAAGGTCGACAATATTGGAGACAGTATCATCTTCCCAGTTATTCCGGGGGACCTGCCTGAAGTCAATAGTCCACAGGCGAACGATACGTTTGCCTCTGTCACGGGAGACATCAATGTGATTGGAGCTCCTAAGCTCCGCACGCTCTCATTCTCCAGCATCTTCCCTGTCAGTAAAAACTACTCCTTCATCAGAGCAGGGGCAACATTCAGGAATGGCTGGGATTACGTCAACTGGATAGAAAAATGGCGCCGGCAAGGAGTCGTTTTCCGCTTGATGTTAGTCGAAACGATTGGGGCGGTGAAGCTAGACATGCTTTGCACGATCGATAATTTCACATATCACCAAGAAAGGAATAATGACATAAAGTTCCAGATTGACTTCCGCGAATATAAGAAACCGTCGGTGAATATTGCTGATGATCAAGCAGCCGAAGGAGTGATTGAATGAATGATTTTAAACTGACTTACTCCTATGGTGGCATGACTAAAGATATCACGGCAATAACAAGCAACTATTCACGGAGTGATCAGATTGACCAACTGGGCGAGGAGTTTACGTTTGACTTGATCGAGAATCCATTGGACGGTAATTACCAGGGAAACCTTTTGGAGTTCGGCGGAAAGATTTGCTTTGAAAACAACGGAGTTACTGTTTTCACTGGAATCATCGAGGAAGAATCTCAAGAAGGACTATCAAAGTTTAAATACAAGGCATATGACTACGCTTGGTTTTTGAACAAGGATCAGGTGTTCGTGCAGCTAATTGATTGTACGGCATCAGACGGCATCAGAAGGATTTGTGACAGCAAGGGCATCCAAATCGGAGAACTTGCGGAAATGAATACAGTGATTAATAAGATCTACAACGGGGACGATATTTCCAAGGCCTTGAAGGATATCATTGCACAGGAAACTGCTGCGACAGGGGTTGAATACCGGATGGAAGTCAGGATGGATAAGCTCTGCATCACGAAGCGGGATGAGCTGAAGGTAAAGGCAACATACCAAATTGCTCCGAATGAGACGCCTTTTGATGTGACAGACGTCATCGGAGACTACACCGCGGAAAGCAGCGTCAAAGACATTGTGACCAAGGTCGTTATCACATCCGGTCACGAAAAAGATGCCGCTGTTATCGCAACTGCCGAAAACAAGGACGCAGCAAGGGTATACGGCGAAGTCGTTCATTACGAGAACGTAACTGACAAGAAAAAAGCAGATGCTCAGAAGATTGCGAACCAAAAGCTGAAGGAGCTCTGCAGAAAGAAAATCAGCAAACGGCTGAAGCTTTTCGGATCTGATGAAGTGCGGTCTGGGCGCGTCTTGAGCTTTAATAGTGCGGAACTCGGTCTAGTCGGAGATTTTTTAGTTCTATCTGCTTATCACACATACGACAATCTCAATCACTTCATGACGCTTGAAATTCAGTCAACAAAGGACAATGCAGAAGGAGTGGTAGAAAATGGCTGATACATGGGCTCAAGACATTGCTAATCAATTTAAGAAGCGGGACAATCCGAAGCCTACTAAGCGTAAAATGTTTCTCGGTAGGGAAAAATAG